CCACCTTCTGCTCCGCCTTGTTCTGGATCATAATTGGTGTAATAATCTTCTGAGGTTTTTACTTGAACGTTTACATATGCTGAAGTATTTGCGGAAGCATTAAGAGGTGCAGCAGCATTACCTGAAGTAGTATTTGCAGCACGAACAAGATTCAATGCATTCGTATACCCCAAGAAGTTTGCGGCTGTGAAAAAATGTTCATGATTATTGTCATCTGGTTTTTGAAAATCGTTTACGAGTTGATCTTCATCCGTAACCAGAGTTACTTCTTCTATGGGGCCCCAACGAAATCTTCCAGCAAATCCACCAGTAGAAGTTGCAGCTGCGACAACCGCTCCGGTTAAATCAATTTCAGAAGTGTTTACGCCCGGACTTACTTGAAAAGCCATTTTTGTTCTCCGTTATATTTGTGAGTTTCGTAATAATTATATTACTCTATAGAATATTTATAAATAACAGTAATTGGTGAATAATATTTAGTGTACGGTAAATATGAAGTTTCCACAAAAAGCTATAGATCGTTTTGATATAAAAATCAATAAAACCAACGACTGTCACGTTTGGAATGCAGCCAGACAAAAACAGGGATATGGAATGTTTTCTATTTTTGGAAAATCCATTCCTGCACTTCGGTTTGCATATCTCTTACACAAAGGAAATATTGCTGAAAATATGGTTGTTCATCAAACCTGTGAAAACAATGGTTGTGTCAATCCTAACCATCTTGAACTCCAAACCAAAAGTCAAAATAAAAAAAGTTATAGTTCAGTTCGTGTTAGTAAAGAAATGATTGAAAGAGAAAGTGTTAAATATCTTTTTCGACTTCGTAATGTTCGACCAGAATTAGAAAAAGAAATAGATGCGTTACTTTTGTTGTTATCTACTGAAGTAACAAAAGAAGAAGACGATTTTGGATTTGAATCTGAATCTAAGAAAAAAGAATACCTCTAAAAATATTCATACTGATTTTTATCACCGGCCGGTTTCCATAGATTTGTATCGCCTGGAATTTGATATTCATCTGGATCATTACCATCTTCAATATATCCAAATGGAACTAACTCTTCTTCAATCATTTTCATTTGTTCCGCAAACATTTTTTCCCGAATATCTTGATCTGTTAGTTCTTTAAAATATCTTTGTTGTACTAACCAAGAAAATAAAACCATAGTCATAACCAAATCATCATGGGCTCCATCATCTGCTTCCCACGAAGTACTCTTTCCAATAAAAGTTGTCAACTCACTAATCGTATCAAAATCTTCAATGAGTAGATTGTCTCTCTCAATCAAGTCCTTGAGAGTTGCACATCCAATTCGTTTGACTTGTTTCGTTGTACGAATTCCCATTGATACGTTCTTTGAAAAACCACTACCAATTTGTTGTCCATTGCGGCCGTGCATTGTAACCATCATCATATTTTCGTATTCCAAATCATGATAAAGAATATCGGTTACTTGTTGTCCAATATCGTTTACTTCTACTAAAACAAATGCTTCGTTATATTTCTGTGCAGTTGTGTAAATTATGTTTGGATACAACATCGGTGAAATATCATTCTTTCGATACTTTGCAACTTGTCGATATGGTTGTTTGGTTACATCAACAACTGAAAATGCAGAATAATCAAGTCCAACCCCCCTTGCAACATCACATACCATAACGTAAGTATGATTCAACACTGGCTCTTGATATACATCTAATCCTTCATATTGAAAAATAGGACTTTTGAACGGCATAGACATTAACTTATCAGTAGAAATTAGAGTATTAGAACTACCAAGAAATGAACATTCAAATTCCTGTTGAAATTGTCGTTCAGAAGTATTCCGAATAGTTTTCTGTTTCCACTCTTCATCTCTTTCTGGAACTTGTGACCAATGAACTGAAATTGGGTTATAATCATTGTTTTTTTCCTCTGCATCTGTCCACAACTTGTAAAACATATTCATGCCGTTTGGAGTAGAAACGATGAACACCTTTGTAGTTTTACCAGAAGAAATAGTAGGGTATACTGAACTAAAAAACTCTTCAGAAATGTTCTGAGGAACGAATGCAAATTCATCTAAGAAAATAATATTGAAAGTTCCACCACGAATTGCAGAGCCAGATGTTGAACTGGCAAGAATTTTAGATCCGTTCTCAACTCAATATTCCCCTTGTTCCAAATCAAAATTCCTTGTTGCAACCATTTCGGCATATGTTCGTATGCAAGTTGCAATCTTCCAAGAAGTTCCATTGCAGTTGCCTTTTTGTTCGCAAGGACTGCAACCGAAACATTTTCATTGAAAAGAATGTAGTGAAGAAGGTATGCAAGGATTGTGGTTGACTTACCAGATTGACGAGCCATTTTACAGATCACAAATCGTTCATTGTGAAATCTGTTAATCATATCTAACTGATAATCTCTGAGATCAAACTTAATTAATCCCTCATCAACAGAAACAATTTTTACATGTTCATTGACAAAATGAAGGGGGTCTTGTTGACATCTAACATACTCTCCAACCTGTTCCTCAGAAAAATCTTGAGGAACATATGCGGATTTGAGTAAGGGATTGCCTAAGTAGGTTTGATGTTCTATCATTTTTAATCACGCTTTGGATAATATGGTTGTCTTGCTGGATGGCCAGGAGATGATAATTCTGCATATTTAATTCTCAACTCTGTCATTTGTTTTTCTAATTCATCTAATTTTTTATATCCATCTGCAATATCTTTATTGATTTGCGGTATCTCTGATTGTTCGACTCGATGAAGAACTTTGTCTAAATCCATGACCGTTACAAATATCCACGTTATACTTCCAATCAATGCCGCACAAATGAGAGGTAATGCTGCTTTGAATAACGAATGTTCTGCTATATGTTGCATGGTTTGTACTGGCATCTTATTACCATTTATTAAATTTAAACAATATTTTGAATGAGAAATACCACGATTGCACTAGACATTCCCCAAAGAAAACTTGTGTAAGACCATTTGAGAAATTTATACTTATTGAGTGCAAGAACTTTTCCTTGTCCGTAAATATCTCCAGCCATTGCATCGTACACCTTATCATCTGTCATCAAAGTTTCTGCATAATCTTCTTTATATTCCTCTATCGATAAATGTGCAAAATGCCCAAAAAACAAAGGATTAAATAAAGGAGAGTCCCTATCTATTTCCTTAGAACCCTTCTTTTTAGGGTAGTCTGTGTTTGGAATAATTGCAAATATCGCAAATAGTAATGAAAAAAAACTACCGATTGCAAAAGTTAATAGTGGCCATTTCATCACTTCATTATCTAAATTTGCAATGGTTATCGAGAACACTATTGATGCAACTGTAATCATAATATTGGCTTTTTGGTCTGCCATTAGACCTAATCTCATTTGATTTCCATGATTAACACGCAAAATATTATCTACTGAAGTACGAAATTCTGGTACTTTCTCAAAAGGATTTTCAGTAGATTCTCCATTTTCAAGAGTTTCCGCTGATTTGGAAAACGGTGTAACGTGTGACATACTTCCTTATTTTAGTGGTGGTGCATATAATAATCCTCCATGAATATATAATTTATTTAATCCCCGATCCAATCCAATCGGAGTATTTATTCCTACATTACGTTCATATATTTCTTTATAATTTCCAACTTGTTTAATTATATAATAAGACCAAGATGCTTTCAATCCAAGTTTAGCTCCAAGATGGGGATGTTCTTCACCGTTTTTCTCCCCCATAAATCGTTGAATGTATGGATCTTTATGTTCTCTAAATGTATCAACATTACTTGAATTTATTCCCATTTCTTCTGCAATGAATAGTACATAAATTGTCCATCGAACTATATCTGACCATCTCTGATCTCCATACTTAACAACTGGCCCTAATGGTTCTTTTGAGATAATCTCTGGAAGAATCATGTGTCTGTCAGGGTCTTCAAAACTCAATCGATTCGATGCAAGACCAGACCTATCCGTACCATACATATCACAGTCACCCCTTTTGTATACGTTCTTTGTTTTTTCAGTAGGTGGTACTGCGACAGGGATATAATTTATTCCATGTAATTCCATAAAGTCTGCAATGTTCTTTGCAGCCGTTCCAGTACCACTAAAACATATCCTTGCACCTTCCATCTGTTTTGCAGATGATACTCCAAGAGTTTTTCTTACAATGAATCCCTGACCATCGTAGTAGGTTGTTGGTAAGAATTCCAGTTTCTTTGCGACATTTCTTGTGTAAGTAAACGTGGTTGCTGCAGAAAGAACGTCTATTGAACCATCTATTAAAAATTCAAATCGTGTCTTTCCATTGACTATAGTAAATTCGATTGCATCTGCATCACCAAATACTGCAGCTGCGACTGCACGACATATATCAACATCAAAACCTTCCCACGTATTACCATCTTCAGTACTCCATGCTTCTTGCGAGAAGCCGGGAAATTCATCATTAGTTCCACATATGACATATCCTCTTTTATTCACCCGATCAAATGTTGAACTATATGTTGGATTATATTCTTCACTTAGTGTTATTGGTTCTGATACGACAATACCCGTGTCAGAAGGATTTCCTTCAGCAGAAGACATTGCCATCATCCAAAATGCCCAAATTAAAGATACAACAACTTTACCTATCATAATCATTGCAATGCCCGATAAACCTCTAATAATTCTTCATCTGGTATCGGAGTGGACAACGTATAGAATCTCTGATGTCCAACTGCCATGAATGCTTTAATGTCAGAAAAACTTGGATATTTCATTAAGAGATTGTGGAGAAGATAATCTGGACTTAAATGGCATTCTGCACATTGATTATCCTTCGCAAAAACTCTGGTTGATTTCTTAAATCGTTCAGATTGTACCAATACAGAGTTTAAGTCCTTTTCCATCCATGTGACTTTTTCATCAATATCTGGAATTACCATAAAAATCAAATATGCTAATAATCCAATAATTATATAAATCCATAATTTACTTGTAG